TTTAAATATGTATCTCCTGAAAAGATTTTGCTACATTTTAACATAAAGTCTTCAATAGTATTTGCTTGAACAGCATCTAACTCAGCTCTTTTGTTTAACTGAATTGATAATCCAATCATAGCTTTCATTACTTCAGTATCTCTACTAATTTCAGCACCGTTTGCCAATGTTGTATCTTTATATGGGTATGGAGCAAATCTTACTCTTCCTACTTGACCTGCATGACGGCCACCTTCTGGTTGATTTACATCTTTTAAGAATCCTTGGAATTCTCCTTCCATTGGTTCAGTCTCAACGTGTAACATTATATTGAATGCTTCTGCATCATATGGTGTTTTATCAAATGTAATTGAATTAATCTTTACTTTGTTATTTCCTGGTCCAATAACTGGTTTCTCTTTTCCGCTTCCGGCACTCATTCCGCTTGTACTTAACATAATCTTTGGTTTTTTATTAATTTATTAATTTATTTTACTCTTCATACTTTTTGATACAGTCCTTTACGTACTGTAGGTTGTTTGGAATGAAGAAATCTTCAAACATACCTTGTGGTGATTTACATGTGTTCTCTCCTGAGTTCTGAGTTTCAAAACCATATTCAAGTTCACCATCATCATTTTTATTTACTTTCCCAAATAACACTATGGAGAATAAGCCCTCCAAAGTTAATGTATTATCTATCATTTTACCAATAGTTTTGGCTTTTATTTTTCTATTTCCATTAATATCTGTTGAATCTTCTGAATGTGTTAGAAATATTACTGTTAAATCATCTCTTAAATCTTTAGGTATTTTAGCTACTGTAGCTAAGTTTGCTGCAATTTGAGTAAATTTATCATAACCTTTTTCATTTGCTCTATCAAAATATTCAAAAGAACTCATGTACTGCCAGTCATCTATTATAAGTGTTTTTATTGCAGGTCTTTTCTGATCTACATGATTTATTGCTTTAATAATACCAACTGCAGAAGATGCAGAAGCTAAGTTACCTTGAGGATTATCTTTACTAATTGGAGTGTAATTCTTTTTCCAACCTTTAAAAGGTAACGGTTTATTTGCAATGTTAATGATGAACGTTTCATCAGGGTTTAAATGTCTAATGGATGTTGATTTACCTGTACCGGAATCAGCTATCACAAGAATTGAATTTGCCATATTTATTTGTTTAACTTATTTATTATTTTACTTAGTGTTATTAGTGTTTGATTAATATCTTCCAGTTTGTTTACTATTAATGATTCTTCAGTTATATAACCGCTACTAACATCTGGATCTTTTAGGTCAAACAATGTTTGCTCTAAGTTTTCTGTAACTATATTTGATGTTGATAGTTTTACATTTCTAGATGCAGCATCACTTATTACTTTTAATTCACTAACTGGTACTATATGTCTAACATATCCTGAATTAGATGTTATCTCTTCATATTCAGATTTCCAATGTGGATTATGTTTAAGAAGATACAGTGTTCTTTTTATATCTTCACTATCATATGCTATACTTACAAACTCTGTGTAAATATCTTTTTCTTTTTCAAATTCACTTGGAAAAAATGACACATGTAATTCGTCCTTACCAGAGGGCCTGTAAGCCATCTTAGGAATATATACTATATCTTTATCATTTAGTGTGCTAAAGTAGTCAGAGTGATCCTCCATTAGTTCAGCAACCTTTCTTTTACGTTCTGTTGTTGTTATGCTTGCCATTATTTTTTATCTTCTTTCTTGTTGTGCTGGTGTTGCCATTTCTTCAATCTGCATCTGTTCAAATTTTGCTTTAAAGAAACTCATTCTTGCATCACCATTCCTGGCCTTCAGGAAATGTAACACTAATGTTCTATCATTTTCAATGATATATCTATCAGGACCATAATACTTAATCTTTTGTTTAGCTGGCCTGTTGATACCTATTAACATATCTGCATGTTGTAACATTGCATCTGAACCAAATATATCTGATTCAAGTATATAGTTACCATATTTACCATCCACTGCTCTATCAGGACTATCAATATTTCTATTAAGTTGTGATAATGCAATAAACAGACAAGGGTAATCTCTTTTACACTGTGTAAAGAACTCTCCTAATTCAAACATCATATCTAATGTATTGTTCTGATAAGGGGCCCTTTTTACTAACATGGTATGATCTAAGGTAATCATTGTTTTTTTACCCTTATGCATCTCCATGTATACATCAATTTGCTCACGCATTTGATTTACTGTCATTGGAGTACTGATTATATCTACAGGATTCTTAACTCTTTCTTTAGCATACTGATGACATGTGTTTAATATATCAGGTTGTAAAACACTCCCTGCACTACACAATTCTTTGTATGTTTTTCCAGTAAAAGAACTAAATTCTCTAATGGCTGAAGTTCTCCCTACCATTTCAAATTGAAATTCTAATACTCTAAAGTCATCATTAGGATTGAGTGCAAATGACTCCCTAATAATCTGATCTTTAATTAAAGTTTTACCTGAACCAGGTCTTCCTCCAATTACAGTTAATGTATTCCATTCTAAACCATCAGTTGCGGCATCATTGAATTTAGGCCAAGGAGTGTAGATTGATTTCTCTTCTCCATTTTGCCTAGCATACATATATTTTAATGCTTCGTTAAAGGCAGCATATTGACCTACCCATCCTTCTTTTGGTTTACTCATAGTTTATATTATAATTTGTTTTTTTCAATCATACTTACACTAATGTATTTAATTTCCATTAAATTTTCTTCAAAAGAAATCTCAACACACTTAATTCCTTCACTACCTTCTCTTGTTGATCTTAATTGTACCCAGTTGCAACCATCTGATTTATCAGTGCTTCTGTTTGATTCAACAATTGTTCCTGACTCAATCCCATATTCCAATAAGGCAGTGAATAAATTCTCAGGCAAAGCTCTTGCTTTTTCATCTTGAACACCTCTTTCGTATGCATCCTTCATTGCTTGTTCTGTACGGTTTTGCATGTCAACCATTTCATCTACTGTTATTTTCATAATTTTAATTTTTAGGGTAAGTGAAGTATATTACATTCACACCTATTCCTATTAAGGCAACTGATAACCTTGCAACTTCCTCCCAATTTGCTGAGTTAACATCTGCCACTATAAACGCTACAAGTAAGTAGCATATTGCAAAAATTAATACTGGTATTAATATATTTTTCATAATTTTTATTTTTATAATTCATCTTCTGTATAATCATCTCTATCTTGAAGAATACTTAGCAATCTTTCTGGTGTTAATTTATAACCAGCAAGTGCCTCCATTGTTCCAAACTTACCACAATCTGAAGAGAACTCCATTTTAACAATACCATTGTAGTTCTCTATATCTACATGCATTGTCATGTTTTCCTTATTTTTATAAATCAAACTCATAGTTTTATTTTAATTAATAATACACATCATTATTATACTCCAAGCTTTTGATTTTTTCAATAACTTCTTCTATGTGTTTGCTTTTAATAGTAACCATATAACTTTTAATATTTTTATCAGTAGGTACTACATCCAGATCTATCATATTATTATTATTCTCCAATATTCTTGAAATTCTAATTGTCTTGTCTTCTGGCATTTGATCTATACTTTCCATAGTTTATTTATTTAATGATTGTTGTTCAGCATATATAGCCAACTTAACATCTAAAATATGATTACCTCTTACAGTAAATGATTTAAGATTCTTTTTGAATACCCTTCTTTTTGGTACCCAAATTGATATTCCCTCACTTATCTCAAATAAATAAGCTTTAGCTGTTGTCTGTAATATGTTAGTAAATTTAAATGTTTTCTGTGTTTTTGGTACAAATTGTCTCATCTTTCAGTTTTTTTTTATTTGATATATCAGTTAATATCTTTTTTAAATCTTGTCTGACTTCCCTATCTTTTAAAGCTTCAAGACTTTGTTCAAACCAATCACATCCATATTTAGATTCCATTTCTCTTTCAATCCACTCTTTACTTGATATGTGTTTTTTCCAAAATTGGATCCATAAGTTGAACCAACCTATTTGAAAGTCTATTGCAAATTTATAACTTGCTACTTCATTCTGTTTATTTATTTTCAGGCATACTCCAAAGTCATACCAATCCCATAATACTAATGTTTTCATAACTTTTCAATTTCTTGTTTAACTTCTTTATAGTAATCTATGTAATCTTTATTTTGCCAAGTATTATGTTCTAAGGCTTCTAATATTTCATCAATACAAATCAATGAGGAACTTACCAGGTTGTCTAATTGTTGACTACCTAAAATCATATCATTTAATTCTTCTGCTTTTTCTTTTGGTGTCAACATAACTATACTACCTTCTCTTTAAATTTTGATTCTTCAGTATCTATACCATCCCTGATCATATCACAGTAGTCAGCAAGGGTAGAAGACTTAACCCTATGTTTATCTTGTTTGCATATAAAGTACTGACTGGTTTGCATATATAAATATTCTGCATCCCTATACTCATTTACATACATTTTAGTGGCTTTTATTACATCAGCCCATTCATAATCATATGTTTCAAAGAACCATCTAAATGATTCAGATAACATTTTAACATTAACTCTTGCTGGTTTACCACTGGGTAATCTTTTATTAGGAAATGTTGTTCTATAGGTATCAATTTGCTTAGAAAAGTCAGCACCCATAAGTTGGATGTTAGTTTTTTTCTTTGCTTTTATAAAGTGATTATCTAAGTGTGCTATAAAGGTTTTTGCTTGAGGTGTAAGTTTATATACTTTTTCCTCTTTAGTTAAAAACCCTAACTCTACCAATTCATTGATTTCTACATCAATTTTTGATGGTATTGCCGTTTTTTGCTTCATTCCAAATAGCAGAAAGGCTTGATTTGGTGTCAACTTGTTTTTTAAGATTTTCTGGAATATTTCCCACATATGCTTTTATTTCTTTTAATATGTTATTGTATGCATTAATTATCATCATGTTTCTAGTGAAGAATGCATTATCAACCTGTTTGATTGAGTTTAATATAGTACTGTGATCTCTGTTTATTTTAGAACCAATCTTAGTTAATGTATATCTTTCTTTATGTGCCATGTAAGACATTGCTTGAACATATGATAAAAACTCTCTCTTTCTGGTTTTGTAACTCAAGCATTCTATACTTTTATACTCTGGTTGATTAATGTGTATTGCATTTAATGTGCACTCTGCTAAAAGCTCTAAATCCATTTTAAAGCTCTTTCTAGTGTTAACAAAAACACTTATGTTAACTCCGTACTTTTTTGAAAATTTTTCTCTAAACTTCTGAATATCAATCTTTTGTTTTAATTCTTTTATGTTTTCCATTTGTTTTTAAATGTATTATTGCAAATATATGACTGTTTACCAAGATATGCAATCTTTACCTTGCTTATCTAATTCTTTATTAATATTATTGAATATATCTAATGCTTTCCACTTTCTGTCTTTATATGCTGCAGATGCTGGATGTGCACATTTTAATATCTTTTGTCCCTGTAGTTTTGATTGCCAATGTTCAGCCTTTATCCCCATCAGTACAAAGATTATATCCTTATTTTCTCTATGTATCATTTCAAATAGATACTCTATGAATGGTTTCCATATACCAAGGTGTGAATCCATTTTATTAATCTCACATGTAAGCGCGCTATTAATTAGAAGTACTCCCTGGTTGGCCCATCTTGTTAAATCTGTATCTCTTTTATATTCTCCTTTTAAATCTGTACTGTTTTTCTCTATATAGTCAAACATATACTTTAAAGAGGGTTCTTCTATATTTGTATTAGAACAACTAAATGCTAAACCATCTGCCACTCCAAATCTTGGATAAGGTGTTTGGTTAACTAAGATAACTTTAAGGTCTTTAAATTTTGTTTCTTTAAATGGTCTGAATGTATCTTTAAATTTTGGAGTAAATCTCCTGTCATCTGAAACTGAAGCTATAAGCTTATCTGTTAAGTCATTAAATGCTATGCTCTCTAAAAAGGGATTAAGTATTGTGTCCCAACCTGATGATTTAAAGTCTTCTAGCAATGTTTTCTTTATTATATCTATATTGTCTTGCATATTTTTATTATCTTTGTATTTAAACTACTACTATTATGGCAAATGATAAATTACATTCTCAAATTACTTATGACTTTACTAAAAATATAAAGGACTTAGAAATTAGTACAGCTTATATCCATGCTCTTCAAAGAATTACTAATGGTATGATCATTAACTCTGATAGAGCTTCTGAAATGCCAGTTATATTTGGAAAGTTTGATAAGATAGTTAAGCAAACCACTCTTCCAGAAGAAGAGAGAGTTGTTGTAAACTTAGATGAATTTGAATCAGACATCTACACTTTGTTTTCTTTAATTCAATTATTTAAATATAAAGCTCATGAGCAAGGTTTAGAAATTGAAACTGAAACAACTGTTACTAAAGCTGAATTAGCTGATTTAGCTAAGATGGTTGAAAAAGGTGAAGATATTACTGAAACTTTAAAGGATATAAACTCTAAGATGACTATAGTTAAATAGTTATCTTAGGTTCATACCTGTAAAATCTCCAATTTCAATACATGCTTGTATTACAAGGTTCAACTCATCTTTATCACAATCTGCAAAAGACTTGCAAGACTCTGTACCTTCTTTTGGAAAACAAAGTCCTGATGCTTTTTTTACGGTTGATTTTGCTTCTTCAAAGGTGTAGCCAATTTCTTGTGCTATTT